GGACCCCGTGGTCCAAATGCAGATGCAAGAGCTCCAGCTCAAACAAAAGGACTTGGAACTCAAGGCCCAGAAGCAGGCAATGGAGGCCGCTGCCAAGTCAGACCAGATCGAAATCGAGATGGCACGAATCGCCGCGCAGAAAGAAATCGCGGCCATGCAGGTTGCGGCAAATGCCGCCGCCGCTCGGGACAAACTTGCCAAGTCCCAGCAGGCAGAAGGAGCCAAGCTCGGCGTGGAAATCGCCAAGCACAAGGCACAAGTGGCAATGCAACTCGACGCCCAAAAGGCTGCAAGGAAAGGAAGTAAATGAATGAGTACAAAGCTCTCGCTTTAGTAGTCAAGGAGATCGACAAACTGCGTCAGGAGCAGGTGGCCTACGTGGCCGCAAGCAGAGCTGACACGTATGACGAGTACAAGAAAATCTGCGGGGTCATCCGGGGTCTGAGCCTTGCAGAGAACATCATCAACGACCTCGTGCAAAAAATGGAGCATTCAGATGACTGAAGTCATAAATCCGGCGCTGGCCGTTGATCTTTCCTCGATCATGAACAGGACCGCCGAGCAAAAGGCAAAGCAACTGCCTGACCCGAAAACCTTCCATCTTCTTTGCGTTGTCCCCGAGGCAATGGAGGAATATGCCGACAGTGAGGTTGGGCTGGTCAAAGCGGACAAGACCATGTACTACGAAGAGGTTCTGACCCCAGTGCTTTTTGTGGTCAAACTTGGCCCGGATTGCTACAAAGACACCACCCGATTCCCGAGTGGCCCGTCATGCGCAGAAGGTGATTTCATCATCGTGCGCCCCAATTCAGGCACCCGCCTGAAGATTCACGGTCGAGAGTTCAGGATCATCAATGATGATTCGGTCGAGGCCGTTGTTGAAGACCCGCGCGGCATTACCCGCGCTGCTTGAGGAGTTTAAACATGAAGTTTGACGACGATTACGAGTTTCCTGACGAAAAGGAAGCCAAGGCGAAAGCCAAAGAGGAACAAGAGATTCAGTTGGAGATCGAAGACGATACCCCACCTGAAGACAGGGGCCGTAAATCAGCCCCACCCCCGGAAGACCCGACCGACGAAGAACTCGCCACCTATGACGAGAAAGTTCAGGCGCGGATCAAGAAGTTCACCCGTGGCTATCACGACGAACGCAGAGCCAAAGAGCAGGCAGAGCGTGAGCGTCTGGCGGCTGAAGAGTTTGCCCGCAAGGTGTTTGAGGAGAACAAGCGGCTCCAGCAACAGCTTGCCTACGGCAGCAACGCCTATATAGAGACAGTCAAGGGCGTGGCGGGAAATGAACTGGAAACCGCCAAGCGCAAGGTCAAAGAGGCTTTTGAAAGCGGCGACGCAGATGGCATGGCGGCAGCTCAGGAGGCTTTAGCCCGGGCAACCCTGAATATGCAGCGTACTCAGGAAATGCAGCCCGTTCCTGTGCCGAAGGAAGAGGAGTTTAAACCTCCTCAAGCCCAGCCACAAAAGCCGCAGCTTGACGCCCGGACCCAGAAATGGGTAGACCGCAACAGCGACTGGTTCGGTAAAGACGACGAAATGACTATGTCTGCGATGGGGCTTGACAGAAAGCTCCAACGAGAATATGGTGCTGACTACATTGGTACTGAAGAATACTTCAAGAAGGTTGACAGTATCATGCGCAAAAGATTCCCCGAGTACTTCGGGAGCCGTGAGGATGACGACTCTCCTGCAAATGAGTCAGAACCGGTCGAAGAGGAAATGCCTCAACGCCGTGCTTCAAAATCTGCTGTTGTGGCCCCGGCTACACGCAGCACACCGCCGACTCGCGTCAAGCTGAAGGCTTCTCAGGTCAACCTTGCGAGGAGACTTGGGATCACCCCAGAGCAGTACGCTAAACAGGTTGCTTTACTTGGAAGGAATGAATGATGGAACAGGTTCAACAGAATCGTCGCACCCGTGAGGCTGATGCCCGCGAAGTAGTGTTTAAACGTGCGGAGGCATGGCGTCCGCCCGAGGCTCTACCTTCGCCGGATGAACGTCCGGGGTGGAAACATCGGTGGATTCGTACCGCCTCGATGGGAGTTGCCGATCCGTCTAACGTATCCTCCAAGCTACGCGAGGGATATGAGCCCTGCAAAGCAGAGGAGTATCCCGAGATGATGATGCACGCATCCACTGAAGGTCGTTTCAAGGGAAACATCGAAGTGGGCGGTCTGTTGCTCTGCCGTATTCCGGACGAGTTCTTGGCCCAACGTATGGAATACTACGATAAGCAAAACAAGGCTCAAATGGATTCTGTAGACAACAATTTCCTTCGTGAGAGTGATCCTCGGATGCCTCTTTTCTCTGAGAAGAAGACCAAGGTAACTTTCGGTTCTGGTTCATAAATTAGGAGTCTCAAATGGCTTACCCCACCATTGACAAGCCTTACGGCTTGAAGCCGATCAATCTGATCGGTGGTCAGGTGTTCGCCGGACAAACTCGCCAATACCAGATTGACCCTGCGGGGTTCGCTGGCAACATCTTCTACGGAGATGTGGTGAAACTTGTTTCGACGGGCTACATTGAAAAAGATACCGGCCAAGCTACGGCTACGCCTCTGGGTATCTTCCAAGGCTGTTCTTACGTCAACGCGCAAGGACAAGTCATCTTTGCCCAGTACTACCCGACTGGCTACGCTGCCCCCACCGGCACCGTGATCACGGCGTACATTCAGGACGACCCCGACCTGCTGTTTAAAGCAGTTCTGGTTGCCGGTCAGACTGAAGGCGGCAACGGCCTCACCCCGACCTATCTGGGTCGTAGCGTGATTGGTACTAACGCTGAGTTGGTGCAAAACGCAGGTGTGACTGCTACTGGCGACAGCCGTATCGGTCTGTACACCACGGTTGGCACTACCACCGCTACCCTGCCGATCCGCATCATTGATGTGGTTCCTGATACCGCTAACTCTTCTGGCGATTTTGTGGAAGTAATTTGCAAGTGGAATGCTCCTTACGTGGTTTCGACCACCACCGAGCCGTCTACTGGCGTCTTCGCAACCGTCAGCACCGTTACCGGCGGGCACCAATACCTCAACCCTGTTGGCGTCTGATAAGGAGTAGATCATGGCAATTAGTCGCGCACAACTGCTGAAAGAACTGCTCCCCGGCCTGAACGCCCTGTTCGGTATGGAGTATTCGCGCTATGGTGAAGAGCACAAGGAAATCTACGAAACCGAGACTTCCGAGCGTTCTTTTGAAGAGGAAACCAAGCTGTCTGGCTTCTCCGCCGCTCCGGTGAAGAACGAAGGCGCTGCCATTGCATATGACAATGCGCAGGAAGCATGGTCCACTCGCTATACGCACGAAACCATTGCTCTTGGCTTCAGCATCACTGAAGAAGCTGTGGAAGACAACCTGTACGACAGTCTGTCTGCCCGCTACACCAAGGCTCTGGCCCGGGCTATGGCTTACACCAAGCAGGTTAAGGCCGCTGCGGTTTTGAACAATGGATTCTCCAGCACCTACCCCGGTGGTGATGGCGTTTCCCTGTTTAACGCAAACCACCCGCTGGTGTCTGGTGGCGTCAACAGCAACACCCCCGGCACCCAAGTCGATCTGAACGAGACTTCTCTTGAAGCCGCCGTTATTCAGATCGCCGCTTGGACTGACGAACGTGGTCTGCTGATCGCTGCCAAGCCCAAGAAGCTGATTGTTCCCCCGAGCCTCATGTTCGTTGCCAAGCGTCTGCTTGACACCGAGCTGCGTGTGGCTACTGCTGATAACGACATCAACGCTATCAAGCAGATGGGCGCAATCCCCGAGGGTTACACCGTTAACCACTTCTTGACCGACAGCAACGCTTGGTTCCTGACCACAGACGTTCCCAATGGTATGAAGCACTTTGTTCGTACTCCGCTGCAAAACAGCATGGACGGCGATTTTGATACCGGCAACGTCCGTTACAAGGCCCGTGAGCGTTACAGCTTCGGTTGGTCTGATCCCCTCGGCATGTGGGGTTCGTCTGGTTCGACCTGATAAGGGTCTACCGACTGAAAAGGGGGCTTCGGCCCCCTTTTTATTTAAACGCTTGCATGCCCTGTTTAAATGAGATATATTGGGTCATCCCGGGGTCCCCGGCGTTTCTGACAGTCCCGGCTGACGACATGCAGACAGAGCGCCCAAACGTAACTCGCATGTGAGGAATCATGGCTCGTACCACCTTCAATGGCCCAGTCGTATCTCAAAACGGCTTTATCGATGGCCACCAAGTCACCGCCGCTAACGCTGTCAACGCCACCGCCACTGCTACCGCAGCGCAGGTTGCTTCTGGCTACATCACTTCAACTTCGGTTGCTGGCACCAACATTACGCTGCCCACCGGGACGGCGCTTGGTTCATTCCTTGGCGCAACCCAAGGCACCACCCTTGATCTGTTCATTGACAACACTGCTGGCGCAAGTGCTGTTGCCGTTGTTGCAAACACCAACGCAGTTCTCTCGACCGCAGGTGTTGATTCTGCTGGTTCTTTTGGTGATTTGACAGTCGCCGCAGGTGCCACAGGTCTTGCTCGTTTCACAATCATGTTCTCCAGCCCGACCGCATACGTGTTTACACGTACCGCTTAATAGGAGCGCATCATGACGATGCAAACAGACATTCTTGCCTCATCGCTTGCGGCGTCAGGCACTGCGGTCGCGGGGAGAACCCGTGTTCGCGGCGCATTGATTGCTCCGGGCGGCAGTGCTGGAAGTGTGGTGTTTAAAGACGGCGGGGCCAGCGGCACCACCATCATGACCATCAACACCAGCGCAAACGGGGAAACCTTCAGTGTGGTGATCCCGGCCAACGGCATTCTTTTCCAAACCGATGTTTATGTTGCGCTGTCCAATGCGCAGATAACGGTGTTTTATGGCTAAGACTCCAGCATGGCAACGAAAAGAAGGGAAGAACCCCAAAGGCGGTTTGAACGCCAAAGGACGGGCTTCCTACAACAAGGCGAACCCGGGCAAGCCGGGGCTCAAGGCCCCGCAGCCCGAGGGCGGTCCACGCCGCGACTCTTTTTGCGCCCGTATGGAAGGGATGAAAAAGAAGTTGACGAGCGCCAAAACCGCAAAAGACCCGAATTCGAGAATTAACAAGAGCCTGCGGGCTTGGAACTGCTGAAATGGGACAGAACCACGACACCGTTAAGAACGTGCTGGATGTTGCCTCTGCCATAGCGGCAATAGGAGCATTCTTGGAACTTCTTACACCTGTGTTCGGCCTGATTGGTGCCGTGTGGACCCTGATGCGTATTGCTGAGATGGTCTCTGGCAAACCATTTGCGGAACTCATCCGCAGGAAGAAACCAGATGCCCAGCAAGAGTGAAAAACAGCACAACTTCATGCAGGCTGTTGCACATAACCCGGCTTTCGCCAAGAAGGCTGGAGTGCCACAATCTGTTGGCAAAGAGTTCGCAAAAGCGGACGAAGGACTGAAGTTCAAGGGCACCGGAACCCGGGCCGATCTTCAGAAAATCAACCGCCCCAAAACCGATCATGGTAAGTCGGGCATTATGGCAAGAGGTGGCGAAGTGAAAGAGTCCAAAGCAATGATGAAGAAAGAAGTGTCCTTCATGAAGAAGAAGGGCGCTCCCAAGTCGATGGTCAAGCATGAGATGGCCGAGATGAAAGGCATGAAGGGCATGAAGTCGGGCGGGTTGGCTGCTGGCCACAAAGCCGCAGACGGTATTGCCAAGAAGGGCAAGACCCGCGCCACTATGGTCAAGATGGCCTACGGCGGTAAAGCCTGCTAAGGAGCAGTCATGGCACGCAGACGCAGTGATATTGCTGGCCTCGCCGCTCTGGCGGCGCTTGGCTATGGGCTGTACAACAGCAAGAAGAAGGAAGAAGAGGCGCGAAAGAAACCCGCTGCCGCTGAAACTCCGTCTTCAGAGCCAACCATCACCTCCGATATGCGTAGGCGTGCCGAAGAAGAGGGTGGCAGGCTGTCACCCGGGGAGATGGCCGCTATGTCAGGCCCTGCCATCCGCCCGGAGGGGCCTGCGCCCTCTCCTGTAAAAACATCTACCCCTCGGCAAAAGCCGGAGCAGGTGTCATTGGCGGCGAAATACGAAAAGCCAAAGATGCAGGAGCAGACCCACAGCCGCAAAATGGGTGCATATGAAGAGAGGCGGGATCAACAAGCGCCAGCAAAAGCAGCTTCCGCTCCGCGCACAACTCCTTCAATGCCTCTAAAACAACAACTTACTCAGACCACTCTTGGTAAGCCGATAGCTCCAGATCCCGATGCTCCGAGTATTTATGATGATTCAGAGACTTGGGCATCGTATCGCCAACAGCAAGAAGCAAAACGTGCGGCGCAGCCCCCAACTCCGCAAGGCAGTGCCCGCAACATCATGCAGCAGATGCGGGAAAAAGACAAATCAGTATTGGCGGCTGTGCGTCGGCGTCAAGATGAAGAAGAGGCGGCGGCACAGTTAGCCCGGGAGGCAGATGCTGAACGTCGGCGTGAAGCGCGGCAAGTAGAACCCACTTCTGGTGCTTTAGAAAATCCGTACTACGGTAGAACTGGGGAGCAGAGAACCGCCGCTTTGCGGGCGAAGGGTGGGACAGTCAAATCTCGCTCACCAGCAAAACCCGCAGCAAAAGGTTGGGGCAAGGCCCGTGGTGCCCGCCAAGCCAAATACTATTGAGGTGAATCATGAGTCCAGCAGAGAAAGAAGCCCGTCAAGAGCAAGCTGACCGCAAGATGCGCGAAGCCGCCGAGAAGGCGTATAACAAATCGCTCCGTTTTACTGAAGAGGCCCCAGAGGAAGATGCTGGCGCGAAAAATAAAACCAAGGCTCGCAAAACTGCTGAGTTTATGGAAAGTAAGCGCATGAATCCCGCATCAACACTGGAGGCGCAAACTTCCGAAGGTTCGCGTGGCCCCAGAATGATGCGCGGACCCGCAGAGGTTTACGATGCCGTCCGATCTGTTGTTTCCCCAAGGAAACCTCGGAGCGAAGAAGAAATGAGTGAGTTGACCCGTGAAGTGGGGCGCGGCATGAAAAAAGGCGGTTTCGTAAAAGCCGCAGATGGCTGCTGCCAGCGGGGCAAGACCAAAGGCCGGATGGTTTAAACATGATGCCCAGCCGTGGGATGGGGGCCATCTCCCCCTCCAAGATGCCCAAAGGCAAGCGTAAGGCTCGCCGGGATGACACCGACTTCACGCAGTACGCTGAAGGCGGCAGTGTCTCTAAGGTCAACGAGGCTGGCAACTACACCAAACCGGGTATGCGCAAGTCGCTGTTTGAGTCCATCAAGTCTCGGGCGGTGCAGGGCACAGCGGCAGGGCAATGGTCCGCAAGGAAGGCCCAGCTTCTGGCCAAGCAGTACAAGGCAAAGGGCGGCGGGTATAAGTCATGAAGGCTCCCCAGCAGTCTTTGAAGGCTTGGACGGCCCA